CAGCAGCTCGTCTGCCAGTGCGGCGCGGCCCACAAGGTCTACGCCGCCGACGACTTCGCCATCATGATCACCGAGGCCAAGGCCGACGGCTGGCAAATCCGGAAGGTGGCCGGCGAGTTTGAGCATGACTGCCCCGACTGCGCCGCGCCGTCGCCTAGAAAAGGAACGCTGCTGTGAAGGGCGACACCGCATGGCAGGCCGAGGAGCGCGCGCAGGCGCAGCGCCTGGGCGACATCATCCAGAAGGCGATCCAGGACGATGGGCTCGCGATAGCCGCCGAAGGCCGCGCCCCGATGCTCAACGCGGTCGCGGGCGCGCTGGTCAACGTCGAGGCGGCGATGCTGGCCGCGATCCCCGATCCACGGAATCGCAAGGCGCTCCGGCAGGCGATGGAGCGTGCCAGGCCGCGCGCCCTTGCCGAAGCGATGACGCGCGACAACGGCAAAGTGCAGGTCATCACCATCGGAGGCGTCAAGCAATGACCGAACCGGAAACCCGCGCCTGCAAGGGCGGCGAGACACGCTGCAGCCAGACGCTCACCGGACACGTCGAGGAATGCCAGGCCTGCGGCACGGCAGTCGCCCGCGACCTGGTCGACCATCCTTTCTTCGGCTTTGAGGCAGGGTGCCCGCAGGTCGAGGGAGCAAGACGCAATGGCTGACGCCCTGCGCTTCTACAGCCACCGGATTGACCCGGCGACGTTCTACTGCACCGGCTGCGGTCAATTCCTCGCGGTGCTTCAGCGCAAGACGGTATGGCGTGACAACGTTCCGGAGCCGGTGTGCGCGGACGTGACAGCGATCAGCCACCTGGTGCGGCAAAGGGAGGTGGCAGCGTGACCGCGCCGGTCCGCCTTCGCCTCTCCCGCCGGCGCGGCTTCGACCTGCAGGCGCATTCGCGCGATATCAACGGCCTCGAGGCGGTCAATGCCGCGCGGCCGGGCGTTTGGGGAAATCCCTTCATCGTCGGCAAGGATGGCGACCGCGCCTATTGCGTCGACCTCTACAAGGCGCTGCTCGCCGGCCTGATCCCGCTCGGCAAAAGCGCGCACCATGACGAGCTGTTCGCCACGCGCCTTCGCCTCAACGGCAATCTCGACCGGCTGCGCGGCAAGAACCTCGCCTGCTGGTGCGCGCTCGACGGCAAGCCCTGCCATGCCGACGTGCTGCTCGACATTGCCAACAGGCCGATCTGCGAGGAGATCAAGCCGTGAAGCTGCCGTTGCCGACAAAGCGCATGCTGTCGGACACCGAGGCGGCAAACTACTGCGGAGTCGCCGTCGGCACGTTGAAGAGCCATGTCCCGGTCGCTCCAGTTAAGATCGGCGCCCGCGTGCTCTACGACGTGAAGAGGCTTGACAAGTGGCTGGACAACCAGAGCAAATCCGAACCGATGACGGGCGACGACTGGCTGGGGCTTCTCGATGAGGGTGACGGTGAAGGGAATTAAGCGCTACACGGACCGCCACGGGAACCAGCGCGCCTATCACCGTAAATCCGGTACCGCGATCGACGTGGCATTGACCGGAACCGCGCTAGCCGCCGAGATCGACCGGCTCGACAAGCTGCATGCGCCGAAACAGGCTTTGGCCGGAACGCTGGGCGGCTTGCTCGAAAGCTACAAGAAATCCCCAAAGTTCACCGATCTCGCACCGCGCACCCGCGCGGACTATCAGCAATATATGAACCATCTGAAGCCTATCGCAGGCACGCCGCTCGTGCTGATGACCGGCGGCTTCATGGCCAAGTTGCGCGACAAAACGGTGAAGAAGAAGCGCGGTGCCTTCACCAACCATATGATGGCGATGCTGTCGTCTGCATTCAGGCATGGCAAGGAATACGAGCTCGTCGATTCCAATCCATGCCTCGAACTGGAGAAGGCCAAGATCTCCGCCGATCGGCGAAAGGAAAACCGGCCATGGACGGCAGCGGAGCGGGTCAACGTGCTCGCCGCCGCTCCGCTGCATCTGAAAGTCCCGCTGGCCTTGGCGCGCTTCCTCGGCATACGCCGCGGCGATATCCTCAAGCTGCCGCGGATGGCATATCGACACGGCTACATCAGCTTTCGCACCGGCAAGACCGGCAAGATCATGAAACTGCCGGTGCTGGGCGAGTTGAAGGCGATCCTCGACGAATACCTCGAGGCTGTTCCGGTCGCCGAAGTCGACGTCACGTTGCTCTGCCTGAATTCGGCAAAGAAACCCTGGACCGAGATGGGCTTTACCGCATCGATCAGGAAGTATTTCGCGAAGTGCGTGGCCCGCGGGCTAGCCGACGAAGGGCTGACCATGCATGGCTTGCGCCATTCCGTGGCGGCCGAGCTGCGCGGCCTTGGCTATTCGCTTGATCAGATCAAGGACTATCTCGGCCAGGAGACGGCGCAGATGGCGGCGCATTATTCTTCAAGCGCAGACGTCTCTGGGGTATTGATCGACATGGCAAATGTGATACAAGCCGGCTCGAAACGGGAACGAGTTTTGTCTAACCGAGGCAAAAAAAGTGTCTAACCCTCCTCGTCCGTTTCCGCCAAGTGTTTGTTTCCAAACACCTTTTGGGGAATAGGTTAACGGTAGACCCACGGACTCTGACTCCCAAAGCATCTTAGCAAAATCAGATACTTACCGTCCGCTCCCCTGTCTAACCGCCTTCCAAATATCAATGACTTAGCTGCGAAAGTGTCTACCCTTTTCGCTGTTAAATGGGGCTTCGCTTGCGCCGGGTATTGGGGGGGGGCGCCACCCAAGGTAGAGGTAACGCCCCCGGAACTTACTTCTGAACAGCCAAAACCAACAGCCGCCACCCGATGGGAGACTGAATGGCGTGTTGGTGTTTGTTTTGAGGCGGGAACGGATCCCCCTTATTGCAACAGTTCTCGTCACCGCAGTTCACGCATCGGTAGATACCGGAATGCGGAACCCTGGAGCCGGGACTGTGGATCGTCTCAAACGCTACGTGGGGTTTGGCTTTTTCGAGTCTAACTTCGTCTAAATAAAGCGCCATTTTTGGCTCCTATAATAGCCAAAGGACGCTTGACGAAATCGGTCAGCAGATTAGTCTGGTGATCATTCTTCATGTGCCGAGCCGTCCTTTGGCTTGGTTGCATCAAAGGGGCGGTGACTGCGAATCACCGCCCCTTTACTATTAGAGGGCATGACGTACGGGAAACACAGGCCCGTTCCCGTTCCGTACCCGAAATTCACAGTCGGCGCGATTTGCTCGGCGGGAGAGAGCACACCCTTCACACGGGTGGGGTCGCAGGTTCAATCCCTGCATCGCCCACCATTTTCCTCAATAAAATCAATGGTTGGAAGATGGTCGCCGCGGGGCCTGAGGCGCGATCTTGCGGTTTCGTGCAGGAACATGCGGCGAACAGAAGGCATCTTCCCGTACAAATCCCGTACACGGTTTCGGCCTTTGTTCACGCTGGCGCTTCATCTAGCTCGCGCTCGTGATTGTAGGTTCGCCCGCCATAGCGAACGAACTCGCTCCCCCAGTGAGCGGGAGAACGGAATGCGAAATGAAGCTCGCGCCGGATACCAAGCGGGTCGGAATAGACAAACTTTCCGACAACGGGCGGAGGTCTCGTAAGGAATTCGATCCGGCTCTCGTTCGTGAGTTCCACAACCCCCGCTGGAAATTCGCCCGGGCTTCCGAGGCGGCGAACCCCAGCATGTTGGTCCATCATCACAGCTTCCCCTCTATTCAGGACGTGGAAAACAGGCTCATGGGGAGTCCGGAACCAAGGCGGACTTTCCCGAACAAATGGCCACTTGTCACCGCCCATGACCCACATTTCGAAGCCTTCCAACGTGGCTGGCATCTCGCCAATGTTTCGGACACGAATACCGCACATAAGGGGGACTGGTTGTGGCACCGTCACATTCTGGAAATTGAGGGGATCCAAGTCGTGCGAGTCAGCGAAAGGGCCAACCGCGGCAATCTCAAGCCATGGTCGGAAACCAGTTTTGTATTGCTCAGCAGCAATGCGGTTAGCTTCTTGGCCGGCTTGGGCGGCAACCAGGGACGCGTTAGCGCCTTCGATGGCGGCGGCCGTGGTTTTCTCCGCCTCGACAACCATGTCTTTGGCATAATCGGCCGCACGGCGGGTGTGGTGAAGGGTCAGCGAGATGAGAACCACACCGACGGCGGTGAGAAAAACTGAAGCTCCAGCAGCGAATGTGGCCCAGAAAGCCCATCGCGCCATTTCTTGTTGGGCGCGAAGATCGGCATCGTTGCGGCGTCGTTCGGCCTCACGCTCTATCTGGTCTTCTTCGGCTATAAGATCGCGAATAGCGGATTCAATGCCCTTGATGGCGGGCAAAAGGTCAGAGGCGTTTTGATGTTCTGCGGCGGTATCCTGCTCGCCTGCGGGTGCGCCCTCTTCCTCCCGTAGGGAGGGTATTTGTTCGCCTTCGAGGGCAGGTTGAGTCGTCTCTTGGGCTAGCGCCCCGAATGAAAGTGCTAGTCCAAATGCAACTGCCGCGAACCAATTACGGTTAGACATTCAAGCAAGAACGCCGCATCCGAACCCCCTTCGGCTGATCTTGATATTCAGATTACGTTCTGTCTCGTGGATGTCCATAGCCGCCAGCTCGAAGCCGGATCAAACTGCGGTTTTTGGAAGCAATTTTGGCTTGAGGGGTTGGAGGCTTCGCCCGGAAGCCGTGATCTGTGTCCGTTCAACCACTTGCGCGACGGTGTGGCAAAATTCGCGTTCACCGTCAATCAATGACTTAGCAGACGTGCTGCCACACCCAAATTGAAACCGGCATCAGCTCCGCGCATTATCTGACGACGGAGGAAATCGCTATGGATCCGCTGCATTTCATATTCACTGATTTTCCCGGTCCCGAAAACCAGTGCCGGCTTGTCGATTTGGAAACCCCGGACGGCAAATCCGTTTCGGCCGGCGAATGGCGGACGCGAGCGGACGGCTACGTCGAGTTGGTGATTCCGTCCGCTCTACCGGCGCGCAACGACAACGATCCTAAGGTCGCCATTGCCCGCGAAATATACAAGGCTCTGGAGAAGCTCGGCGCCAGTCCGGAGCTGCTCGGCACAGTCGGCTCCTACGGAGACACGCTGACCGATGAGGCTGTCCTGGCGCACCTCAAGCGATTCAATGAGAAGGGCACGATCTTCGACGAGGTGATCTGCCGGGCAGATTGGCGTGTCGTAGACGGATGACCGCTATTCCCCTTTCGACTTGATGTAGGGATTGACCCAGCCCGTCGAGCTCGAAGGCGGCGTCTTGATGAGGCCGATCTTCTTGCCGCCGCATTTCGAGCATTTCAGCTTTGGCGCCAGGTCGTCGTGCAGGGTCGAATGATCCGGACCGAGCCTCTCGCGCAGCTTCACCAGGTCGAGCGCCTGATTGTGCTGGCAGTGCCAATTATGGCAATGGGCGTGCAGCTTGTAGCCACCGTCGATGAGTTCCTGAACCGTGTTGAAGCGGATCACTCGTCCCGCACCTCAGTCAGCGTGGCATGGCGCAACCCGCCCTCGCCTTTCAGGAAGCGGACATGCCCGACCAGGCCGGGCTTTATCCATTGGGCGTTCGGCTTCTTGATCGGTATGCCTTTCGGCGCCCGGCCCGGCATGCCGGCGACGCGCTCCCAAAGCCGTTCCTTCATGGCGCGGTTGAGACCGATCACCGCGGCCCCGACATACTTGCGGGAACCGTCGGCCGCGGCAAGCAGCGCTAGAGGCGCTTCGCCCTGCTCGCGTACAACACCGAGCACCTCGAGGTCCGCCTCGACGAAGCACTTTGCCTTGCGCCAGGATTTCGACGGGCCGCTGCGATAGCGGCTGTCGGCGCGTTTCGAGACCATCCCCTCGAGTCCCATGGCGTCGACGGCGCGGAAGATCGCCGTGGCGTCACCCTCGAAGCTCTCGCTGAACTGGATCCTGCCCGGCTTGTCCCTCACGAGCTCGGCAAGCTTGGCGCGACGCTCGACCAGCGGCTTCGACCGCAGATCTCGGCTGTCCAGGTGCAGCAGATCGAAGGCGACGAAGCACAGACGGCTCGGCTCGGCCCTGATCGCCCGGCCGATCGCGTTGAAATCCGCCGCGCCCTTCTCATTGCAGACGATTACCTCTCCATCGATGATGGCCGACTTGCAGGGCAGCGCCTGGCCGGCGAGCGCGATCGGCCAGAACTTGGTTGACCAGTCATGGCCATTGCGGGTGTAGACGCGCGCCTCACCGTTCTGGACGATGATCTGGGCGCGGTAGCCATCGAACTTCACCTCATGAATCCAGCCATCGCCCTCGGGCGGCTGATCCACCAGGGTCGGGATTTGCGGGGGAATGAATTCGAGCCGGGACGCGGCAACGCTACGCTTACTCATCACCGGGCAAATCTAAGCATCCGATTCGTATTTTAGGAGTCCCTGAAACGCAAAAAGCGCCGCGCCCCGGTGAAGGAGCGCGGCGCGGTGTGGTGATATGCGGGAACGGTCAGGACGCTACGGCGGCATTGATGTCGATCCGAACCGCTGCCATTGCCTTGAGCGGATCTCGGCGAGTTGATCGCGAAGCCTGGCGACCTCCTGCTTCAGGTCGGTGATGAAGTCCCGGCCGTTGCCGAGCGAGCTCGAGAACGTCTGGAAATCTGAACGCTGAAGGTCGATCTGGCGCTGAAGGTTGGCGACATCCCGAACCGCATCAGCCCGAAGGTTCTCGATATCATGGTCGCGGCTTAGGTTCCTCTCGGCCCATTCCGCCCGCGGCAGCATCACCGCCCGCAGATCATCAACGGCTTTGTCTGTCCGCGCTCGGTCTTCACTGCCTCTGGCGGCGCGCCAGTCCATTTCCTGACGAGATACCATCTTCTCAATGATAGCCTGGAAGGATGAGTTGGTCGTGTTGGACAGGTCGACAAGGGATTGATCGAACCGAGTCTGATTGTCCTTCAAGGGCTGAAGATTCTGAGTCATGAAATAGGCCAGCACCGCGAACGAAACACCGATCGCCGACCAGATGACAGGCCACTGCGTCTTGTTTCGCTCGGCCATGGTCGCGGCCATAGTCGTGAACCGCTCATCCATCTTGGACGTGATGCTGCTAATCGCGGTATGGACATTGCCGATCTGCTGGTTCATGTCCCGCCTCAGGTCGGCAAACAAACCTTCCAAGTTCGCAATCCGCTGAGACTGCACACCTACGCGGGCGCCCAAATCGTCGTGGTGGCCGTTTTGATCTACCATGTCATTTTCCGCCATACACCCAAGCCCCGTTGCCCCGTTAAAAAAATCGGAACGATTGGCCGGCTATTGCCTGTTCTAGCCATCGATCGAATCCGCAGTTCGGTTGTGGTTAGGGTCGGCGTGTTGTTGAGAGCAGCGCGCCGGCCCGCATGATTCAGGCTGGGAACGGAACCCCGCCAGCGCCGATGAACATCCTGGCAAGCCAGAGCAGAACCACCAGGCCGAAGATCAGCCAGATGATCTGAACCACCTTCCCGGGCAGTGTCACGCCGATCACCGACAGCGCGTAGAGCACGACGTAGATCACGAGCGCGACGATCGCGATGTAGATCAGAAGGGTGATGATGGATTCGATCATTGTCTTTTCCTTCTCTTGAGCCGGACCAATGCGGACAGCCGCCTTGGCCAATAGGTGACCATGCCCCACAGGCCAGCAAGGATGATCCAGAACAGCAGCCATTTCAGGAATTCGGGATCGTTGCCCCCGCCGCCGACGCGCATCATGGCTTTAAGCCGGAGGCTTGTTTGCCGGGAAGGCGTAGACGAGCACCATGTTGAACAGCGTCATCAGCGCCGCGGTGATCTGTGCCTGGGTGAAGCCGAGGATGGTGCAAGCATCGGTGCCTTCCGGGCCGATCGAGCATTCGGCGATTCCGGGGAACTGCACTGCGAACCACGCCAAGGCGATGGCGACGACGTTGCCGATCATTGCTCCGATCAGCTTGGAGTAGCGGCCGAGATCCATTTTCGTATTCTCCGTTGCTTGAGAGGGTGATCAGGTGGCGTCGCGCCACGCTTTGGTGAGGACGTAGACCTGGGCGCCAGCGAGAACGATGTCGGTCTGGGTTGCCGATGAGCCCTTGTCGCAAAGCGGCTTGAGAACGCTGTAGGCATTATCCGCGATGCGCTCGACGTTCGCCGGAACGGCTTCGGTGGTGGCCGCGGCCTTGATGTAGCCGTAGAATGTCTGGCCTGTGGTGCATGTCTTGGCGAGAACGGATTGGTGTTCCGGCGTCAGCGTGTTGGTGCAGCCGGTAGCGACGAGCAGGCACACGCCGGCGATCGCCAGTAGAAAGCGCTTGATCATTGTCTTCGTCCCTTTGAGATTGCCCCGAACCGCGGGGCGCGGTTTCAAAGCTTCGCCGCGACAGCCGCGCGCATCATGTTTCCGATGACGAGCGCGCCGCGCGCCTGGTCGTCCCAAGGCAGCCGGGCTATGTCCCACTTGCCGCGCTGGGTGACGCCAAGCGTTGGCTGCACCTCGGCATGGGAAAGCACGGTCGCGCGCGTCACCGGTATCGAATAGCGCCGGCAGAGATCGGCGAGCACGGTCGACAGCGCATCCCACTGGGTTCGGGTGATGGGCGACTTGCCCGGATCGAACGGAGATTCCTTCGCGCCGACCATCCCGCACAGGCTCACGCCTATGGAATTGCTGTTCAGATTGAGCGTGTGCGCGGCGTAACCCGGCTTGACCGGCGCCGAGTTTTTGTCGATCGACGGAACCCCGCGGACCAGCTTGCCGTCACCCTCGACTAGGATGTGATAGTGCTCGCGGTCGGTGGCGCTGGCCTTGTTGCCGCCTGCGGTCCAGTGGAAGACTATCCGCAGCATCTGCGCCCAAGGCATCCAGTCGGCCGGGACATGCCCGGAGAGCGGCGGAGGGGCAGCAGGAGCGCCGGGGAGCCCGTCTAGGGCAGCATTGACCGCCCGGAGCGTCGACGGCCCTAGCAGGCCATCCAGCGGGCCAGGATCAAGCCCAAGCGACTTCAGCCGCCGCTGCAGAGCGAGCACGGTCATGGGATTTCCTCGAGAGTTGGTTGGGTCGGAGTTCACATGCCGCCGCGGAAGTCGTATATTGCCCGCATGGACACGATCGTTTCGCGGTTTGGACTGCTGCTCTACTTCGTCACCGGCCTATCGGTCGGGGCGCTTGCTTTCATCCTGGTCGAGACTTTGGATCGCGCGCAGTCGTATATCCCGGCCCCTGCTGTGTGCGGAACGACGGTTTCGGCCTGCATCTGATCTGCCATCATCCGATATAGTTAAGACCCGAAATTGCCAGCCAAAATCAATGGCTTGCCGCTGCTCGACTTTATCATCCGCAGTATTCGAAGGTTAACGTTTCGTTAAACCCCGTTGACTCCTTGGCGTGAGCGGGAGTTAGATTAGGGTCAGGCCGGGGAAGACGCCTCGTCCACGTTTAGTCAAGGGGGTTACGGGAATGAAGAAATTGCTTACGCTTGCCAAGCAGTTCCGCGATGAGGAATCCGGCGCTGCTATGGTGGAATATACGATACTGCTCGGAATCATCACTTCGCTGGTGATCCTGACGGTGCTTGCGGTCGGTACTTATGTCAGCGGCACCTGGGATGCTTTCTGTAGCACGCTCGATTCAGCGGGCGGAGTGGGATGCTCGGTTGCTGGGGGCGACGCCGGTTAATGCCATAACCGAATACATCGGCGTCTGTTTAGGGAACCCCTTCCCGCCCGCAGACGCCTAGCAGGCAAGGGCGCTGGGTGATTATCAGTGCCCTTGCTTTTTGTATGGTCAGAGCCCTGTGATCGTCTCTGGCGCTGTCTGATCCGGATCGAGATATAGGATCTTGTCGGGAAGCGGTGACAGCCCGAAATCACTGCGCAACTTGCCGGTCGTGGCATTGGCGAGCAGCGCAGTCTTGACCGCCTGGACCTGTGTCCTTCCTGTCAGCCGAGAATGCCCCTGCAACATGCAGGCGATGACACCGGACGTATATCCGGTGGCCGCGCTCGTGCCCCCGCCGCCTAGAAAATAATCGCTGTCTCCGGCTATTGCCGCCGCGCGTGTAAATTGCCCAGGCCCAACTAGATCGATTTGACTGCCGTAGTTGGTGATGACCATGGCGCCATTGTAGGCCGAGTAGGCCGGCAGATCGGCAGGGCCGGCCGCGCCAGCGACGATGATATCGGAAACAAATGCAGTCGGGTGGGCTTCGACCGTTAGGAGTTCACCGGCGTTTCCCGCAGACACACAGACGACAATTCCTGCGTCGATGAGGTCGCCCAGGGCGCTATTGGCGGCACCGCCGAAAATGGGAGTATAGGACAGGTTCGCAACGGCCGGGCGGTTGGTGCCGCTTCTGCCATTATAGTGGATGAGCAACTGGCCGATGGCCGTAGCAACAGCCGTGGTGCTAGTCGTACCGGCCCCTGCAGGGGTCTCTATTCCGAAGCTCCAAAGCAGAGCGCCGCGCGCCAAGCCTGTTGTTTCGCCAGCGCCGTAGCCGCCAATACGCGTCCCATGGCCATGCAAGTCGCCAGCGCCGCCCGTCGAAGAAAACTCATAAACATTGGTGGCGCGCCCTCCAAACTCAACGTGCGTCGAACGAGTGCCCGTATCCAGAAGGTAGAAATCAACGCCCGTCCCGTCGCGGACGCATCGAAAATAGGTTTCGATGGGGTGCCGCATGTGATCGACGTTCCACGGCGCACGACGCCGGATCGTGCGCGCGATAGCCCACGAACCCTGTTCCAGGTATACGTCCAAGGTAAGCGCTTGATCGGCCGGCCTAACCAGGGCCTCGCCATCGTCGATCGCGTCAATGGCAGTATCACCGCGACCTAGGAAAGCATCGGGCGCAACGCCATCGATCACAAAATGGCGGGGGAGCCCGTCTATCGACCGGAACTTCAATCCCGCCTGGCGCAGTTCGCTTATGAAACGGCCTCGGTCGCGGCCCTTCTTGATGCAGAGTATCGTCTGTGCCATCAGATCGATGCCTCAAGCGCCACGATCGAAAAGAACGTCCGCTCCTCGTTCTGTATTGCCTTGCTGGTGACACTGGAGAATACGTAGGTGGCTTCGAAATAGTCACCGGCTGCCACAATGAGCGGGCCGGACGCCGACGTGAGCGTCTGGTTCACAAAGCCGGAATCCATCGAATTTGTGGCAATTTGCGTGGTGCCGCCTTTGCGGATGGCCAGAGAGATACTTACCGCCGAGCCGCCGGTCGCCCGCAGTCCGGCAAAAAGCATTACCTTTGTAACGCCCGCCGGGATCGTGAACCGCGTTGGAGCCCCCGCAGACCAGAAGCTATTGGTATCAAATCCGGTTGTGCTAACAGACTGCCACGCAATGGCATTTTCCGACGTATTGGGCGGTGTAACTGTTCCTGTTAGAAGTGCGCGCGCGCCGATCAACGGCTCGCTTGCCGGGACAACGGTCGGGTCGGTGTTGATCGCCGTCTTCAGGTTTGCAAAGCTGACGAAACGGGAATTACCAGACGCGTCTACCACATAGAGCCCCTGCGCCGATGCAACCTCACCGGATGTCAGGCCCACGCCGCCGTTCAGGTCGAGAAGTTCAGAACTAGCCATTACCGTGCGTCTCCGCTCAATTCTAGAATGTCGTCAGTGTCGGCTTGCTGGTCGCCAGACAGGAGAAGCCCAGCCGGCGGATCGAGTTCGTCAATGGAGGACAGCAGGAGCGCAAACGTCAGGTCGGGGTCGGGCGATGGGCCAGGACCGCCCCCGCCGGAGGACGCCAGCCCTCCGATGCATCCCAAGAATCCCGGCAGCATCAGGCGACTCCCGCAACCAGGCTCGCATAGATGAAGTTCGCCGCGATCACCTGATAGAACAGCAGGTCGGTCGTACTGGCCGCCGTGGAGAGTGTCGGGTCGGTGCCGCCGGCGAACTTCCAGTCAGCATGATAGGCCAGCGTGCGGGATCCTGTGCCGTCCTGCACGATGCGGATGAAGCCGCTTTGGCCCACCTTCGTATTCGAAGGCTGCCCCAGCGTCCTGTTTCCACCGAGTGTCACTGTGGCGTTGATGAACGTGGACATATCGACAGCGATTGTTGCGGCATCAGTGAGCGCAACCGTATCCGCAGCGGACCAGACGACGCCGGTCTGAAGGGTTTTCCCCGCTACGTTTGCGCGATAATCCGAAACGGATGCGATGGCGCTTGCGGCAGCCGCCGCGATCACCGTGCCTCCTAGGCTGTTTGTCGTGCCATCTGTATTGAGGAAGCCAAGCTCTCCGGCAGCTACCGTGATTGTGGTCGATCCCTTGGTGACGGTGATGCTATCTACGGCGTCCGTGTTGTGGACTATAAACAGCGCTCGCTTTACGGCAGGGATGGTGAGAACCCGAGTTGCCGACAGATTGCTCGGAATGAACGTCATCGCCGAGCGGAACTGCGCCGCCGTGAGGGTCACATTGCCCGCCGTGAAATCGACGGTATAGAAGTCCTGCAAGGCATTTCCGAGCGCGGCGTCACCATCGTTCGACGTTTGCCATTGGCTGTCCGCCTGGCCATCAGCAATGGCCGGGAGATTTAGATCATTTGCCATGAAGGCTCCTAAAGTGTGATGGTCGCTTCCCGCGTCGGGCATACAACGCCAGTTCCCGAAACCTGCCGAACGTCGAAGGTCAGGGTTGCAGGCATTGAGCCGAAGTCTGTGGTGATGTCGGCCGCCAGATAGGTCTTGGTCGTCGCGTCGTTCACCGTGAAGGTGCGCAGGACCGTTCCGGCAGGGCCGTCCTTGATCCTGACGACGTACTGCTCCAGCGTCTCACCAAGCGGCGCTTCGACTTCCCCGTCATCGACCCAATACGCCCCGTAGCGAGCGCGGCGGACCCACGATAGGTCAATGTCCGAACCATCAATCACCGCGTCCAGATGAGCGGGTTTCGGTATCTTCTCGGCCTCACCTGTCACCGTCCGGCTGACCGCAGGAGTAGAGGCAAGGTTGCCGCCGAAGCCGACCGGCTTAAAGCTGAAGGCATCATTCAGGGACGCAATGGTATAATCGAGCCGCTGGACGTTTTCTTCCGAAAGCCAGACGACAAGATCCCCGATTGCGTGGTCTCCGGTGAACTCTTCCGACGAACCCCTGCCCCTGCGAAGCCCTTCGAACGTGAACGTGCCGTCCGCGTTGTCGGTCAGGGTCATGACCTGGCAGACTTCCCACCTTCCCGGCTGGCCGATGGCAAAGAAGTTCGCCCCGTTCATCACCTCCAGATAGGTCTTGGAAACCAGCAGATCGGTATCCCCGGAGATGATCGCGACATCGATCGAGCGGGTTAGCTCGGTCACATAGGGAATATCCCAATCCGGCAAGGCAGAGAGCGCCACGCCGGCGAGGCCGTTCGTTACCTGGCTCGCAACGGCAATCCCATCCCGGTACAGCGTTGCGCCGCCCCAATAGGTCTGCCCGGCAGAAGCGAGGACATGATACTGAACCAGACCAGTCCCCGCCAAATCGTGCGCACCAGCCAGAAGCGGGATGTCGAGATGGTAGTATTTCGAGGCTGGCGAGCCGACCGGGTCGGGGTCAATGGGACGACCAACCGCGCCGGAAACAGAAATCGCAACACTCTTCAGGAACTCGGTCGCCTTAACCTCGATAGAGAAATCAGGGTTCAGCGTCGTCTCGACAATGCGGGCCGTGACCGTCCGACCGGCGAAGGTGAACGTTTCGATGTCTTCCGGTTCCAGATCGGCGTGTTTTGCACGCAGCCCCTTTGTGAACTCGTGCCGTTCAACCGCGAGCCGATGAACCTTCTTCGTTGCCAACGTCTTGATGGCGTCGCCATCGACGATGATCGGAATATCGGCCTTGATGGCATTGTCGGCCGGAGCCGCAGGAAACGGCACGGTCGGGATTTCGCCGTACTGCGGCCTGGCCTGATAAATCTCGTCCGGGTCGCGGTAGTTGATGCCATACCGGGAAATGAACTCTTCCGGGTTCAGCCGCCTTGCGCGGATCGCCTGCCTGCCACGGTCCACGAGATCGGTTGAGGTAACGGACGCATCAACCGCATAAGCGCCATCCGTCGCGGCGCGCTTGAAGATGATCTGCCCGGCCCGCTCAAATATCGCTATGGAATAGGGCTCGCAGATCGAACGAGCGATTTCACGAACGCCCGAAGTCACGTCGATCACCGCGCCGTCGATCACATCGTCTATGTTGATGGTATCGACCTCAGATGATCCGAAGCCGCCGCCGTGAACCATCAGGTCTTCCAGGAAATCCGACAGGTTGCGCTGCGTGCCGTCGCCAGCCGCATCGAACACAATGCGGACAGGCGCTGCACCGTTGTCGGTCATGATCGAAAGATCGGCTTCGCCGTCGTAAACTAAGCGGAACGTTGACGCGCTACCCTTCGCAACGGATGCAGTCTCGCCGGTGTCAAGGTTGGTGAAGTCGTAAGACGTAGTCCTCTGGACATGGAACGTCCCGTCCAACCTGTTTTGATCTGGTGCGCCAAGCCCACGAAGGTTCGCGGAGGCCTCAAGCTGATACGGGACAGCCTTCGTCCAGACCGTCGCGCCGGTCGTTCCGTGGACGCGGATCGCCTGGGCATTGTCGGTCCAGACGATCACGTCGTCATCGTGGAATACGCAATAAACCGGGTCGTCGGCGAAGGTGGCGTGAACCGTCTTGGAGAGGATCAGGCCAGATGAACTGACGACTAGCTTTACCAAGTCGTTATCAGCGCAAACCCACACGTCTGCAGTGTCATCCCGGATCTCGCCGGGTGCCATGCATTCAATAGTCGCATAGCCTTCCCAGCTAGACCCCGAAAGGAATGTCCGCGTTGCCGACGAGGCGGTCAGCGTGAATATGAAAACCGCTTCCGTCGAGAATGTGCTCCCGAGCAATAGTGCCGTGTTGCCGATGGTCAACAGGCAGGTTTGATTGATCGGAGCGGCCGGCGTTCCAAGTACCGATTCTGCGGTGATTGCTCCCGTCGTCGGGTCAATCGCAACCGCGTAATAAGGTGCCGCAGTAGTATAGGCCAGAGCGACAATCCTGCCGATTTCCGGCACATATCGAAACGAACCCTCTTCGATGTTGTTGAACGTTCCGGCCGCAAACGGAACAGCGTAAACCTCACGCAACCCGCCAATGTCGAACTTACGGATCAGGAAGGCGCTTGACGAATAGCCATAGAACACACCCTCGTCCCAATCGACAGCCGGCGTTGTGTTGATCGCATCGGCGAAGAAAGTGGTGAAGCTGTCTACGTCGGCTCCGGTTGCTGCATCCTGAACGACTTCCGCCTCGAATACAGGCGGCTGGCTGGCCTCGCCCATGTTGAAGTCATAAATAACGATATCGATGTAGCCGCGATGCGCGGAGACGTTTTCCTCGCCTTCCTCGTCAACCATGGTCGGGTCGCGACCCTGCGTCGAGCGCCCGTCATAGAAGCGGTAGCGCAGCCCGTTGGCCCGATAGCCGGTCGACGCATCGAGGATCAGCCGGCCGTCTGCCCAAAGCCTGCGCAGCCCCCATGTCGAATCCGGCACGAGCGGAGCGCCAAAGCGAATGCGGCAATTCAGGATGACATCGACATCGGTATCTGTCGTGAACCCGCCAGTCGCAAAGCTGAACGACGTGCTTGAGCTGGTCTTTACGATGACATTGGGTGCCCAGACATAGGCGCCGGGAACCCTCGCTTTTCCGTAAAGGACGGGGACCGTCTGCCCGTAGGCGGAAGAGGGAAAGTTCTGCTGCGCGACCGGGGCGGCTGACGGAGCCGAGACGCTACCGCCAGTGTTGCGGTTGAATGAAAAGGGATTGGGATATACGCCGGTGGCGATCTTGTAGCCCATTTACAGCCCCGCCCCGTTCACGAAGTCGCTGCCGGGAAGAAGGGCTTCAGCGCGATTGTTGATGGTGTTGTCGAATTTGTCCTTGCAGGTCGCAAACCGCTTGTCGCAGCCGGGGACGATTTCAAATGTGTCGCCAACCTGCACCGTCCACCGCGCCACATCCCAAAGCTGAATGCGGCTTGTCGATTGCGTCCAGACGCGAACCGAATTGTACAGGCCGGCATTGTTCCCGGTGATCCACTTGATCGAGCCGAGCGCGAACCAGCCATCGACTGCTCGGCTTTCCGTCAGGGTCGCGGTGAAATCGCCATCCGTGGCTCGGGTCGCGATGGTGCCCGACCGAACCCAAGCTTCCTCGGCCTCGAAAACAACCGTGCCGTCTGTCGTGTCACCCCCGACCGTGTAATCGTAGGCAGGCGCGGAGGCGTCCGTCGTGCCCGCCGTGGTGACGACGAACATCCGGTTGTGATAATCGCCGGCGTCCGAGACGCGGACATAATCGCCGACCGAATAGGCTGTCGAGCGAGCCACGTCGTCGGGGTAAAGGGGAACGTTGCAGTAACCCGGCCGCATATCACCAAGAGCCGAACGGCAACCGACCGACAGCTCCTCGACCTGGACCTCTTTGGCCCGCTGCAGGATGCCGCGGACCTCGAAAGAAGCAACTTTGCCCCTGTCGTCATAGTCGATTTCCGAGACAGTATAGGGACCGCGCTGCATCGAGCCGTCTGCCGGGTCGTTGTAGTCGATCATGTAGAGGGTGATTTCCATCCCCTCGAATGTGCCGGCAAACACGTCCTCTTCGTCATAGAGGGCGGAGATTTCGGTCGGCGCCGTGATCTCGCCATCCGGCACGTCGCCATTGCCGCGGTCGCGCAGATTGGAAACCTTGAAACTCTTGTCCGCAGTCCAGACCGTGCTGAGCGCCGGGCTGCTGCCGGTCTCATCGAAGGTGACGTTGGAGCCCGACGTTGAGACGCGAACGGTCGTGCCATTGGCAAAGACGAACTTGCCCAGCCACGCGAGCGTGCGCGGCGTGGCCGACATGGCCGATTTAAGGCCAGCAGTCGTCGGCCTCATCGCAGCACTTCCATGAGCGTGAATGGCCCAGCCGATGCAAAGGCATTGCTGACGGTCGGGTTGATCGGGAGTTGAGCCGGATTGTAATCCGCCTCATAGCGAACCCGGATCAGGAAATCGCACGAGACGGTGACGGCCTGCCCAGCGGTCGGGATGTTGCCGCCTGTAAAGGTAACGACGCCTTCCAAAACGGTGTAGTGCGTGGTGACAGTTTTTGTCACCCCCGCCACCTTCACGACGAGGCTGGAAACAATCGTGATCGGCCGGGCATAGGAACGGTCGGTGTCGGTGTAGGTTTTCTTGATCTGGAAAGCGGCGGTCGTGCCGTCGCCGGTCCCGATATTCTCATCGGTCAACGAATTGTCGAGAGGGTCGCGGAGCGGGAAGGCATTCGCGGCCCCGCGCCGGCCAAGCACATGCGCCTGGAAAGCGCGTATCTCCGCAATCGGCCGGTTCTTCAGTTCGACATCGTAGCGCCAAAGCGCCACCGTCCAATCCTGATTGCGGTCTTCATACCCTCCAGCCAACGGGATGACGGTCGTTTGAAAGACCGGCCCCATCTTCATCTCAAGGGCGAACTTGTCGTTGATGGCGACGGTATCGACCATTACGCCCTCGCCGTTTCGCGATTGAGTGTTTCAAGCATGATGCGGGCGTTCTGCCGTGATGTGCGTTCGTTCTCGCCCGGAGCGGCGTTGTAGATCAGTGTTATCGGGGCGCCTGATCCTGGAGGGGAAACCGTGACCTTCTCCCCGCCGTTCACGTCCATCATAAGCCGCGTCGTGTCTCCTGACTGATTGCCAGGAGCGATGAACGAACCGCCTTCCGCGAATGCGCCCGCGTAGGAATAGTTTTTGAACTGCCCGAACTGGCTCGCGCCCGCGTCTTTCGGGCCTGTGCTGACCTTGTATTGTTTGCGCTCGCCCCGGCCTTCCTGAATGCCGGACACGATGCCAGTCCGAACGCCGTCAGCGATGGAGTCGTAAATGATCTGGTAGCCGCGCTCGAGCAGATCGTTGACGCTGTCGAAGGTGTTGTCGAACGAACCACCCAACTCTTCGAAGTGGCGGCCGAGGCCGCTGTCCAGCCTATCGATGCGGTCGGACACTCCGTCAACGGACTCGGTGATTTCCTCGGTTCCGAATCGCGTAACACCGATGCCGGTTTCCCGGTCGCGGGTTCGGGTTCCAGTCCCGCCGGCCTTCGCCGAATTGCCGTTGATCGTCGGGAGGTTGGCCTGATTGAATTCCTTCAATGCAGCCATGGAGGCGTTTTCAGACGCTCGGAACGCCTGCGCGAATGCAGCCCTGATCTCATTGGCCGACGAGATTGACGCGGCCTCCAGAGAGGCTAATTCCTGCTTCATGGCGGACACATCATCCGCCAGCTTTTCGGCGTTCAGCAGATCCCATTCGGTCGCGTCGGAGTTGGTGATAAGCTCAACGATCTGCGCCTCGATGGCCGCGATGTCGGCCCTCATCTTTTCGGCGTCTTCCCCTGTCTTGATCGCCGCTTCGTCAAAGGTGCTGATATACCAACGGATGTTGTCTACAAGGCCGCCTTCCTCAATCTTTACCTGGAAGAGGTTCAGGAAATTGCCGAGGTTTGGGTTGTCCGCGAGCGCATCAATGGCGCTGTTGAGCCGCGCCAGCTCGTCCGTGAACGCCTTGGTGAAGCCGGTGCTCTGATCCAGTTTGCCGATCGTCTCGACCAGCGTATTGCCGAGAAGCGTGATGCTCTCGCCAAGCGTGATGTTAGTCTCTTCGAAGGCTTTGTTGATGCTGCCCTGCGAGTTCAGGATCGCCTTGAACACGCGCTCCGACGTGATAGCGCCCTCCTTGCCAAGCTCTTTCAAGCCGGCAATCGTGGTGTTGAATTCGTTGGCAATGGCATTCGCCAGGATCGGCGCGTTCTCACGGATGGACCGCAATTCATCGCCCTGAAGCACGCCAGAGCCAAGCGCCTGCGAAAGCTGTAGGATGCCCGCCGCCTGCTCGGAAGCCGCAGCACCACCCGCCTTGAACGCCTTATTGACGATTTCGGTTGCTAGGGCGACCTCTTGCTCCGAATTGGCAACATCCTTCGTGGACCGCAGCAGTTTCGCATACAGATCGACCGTTTCACGGATGCCGGAGCGGGTAGCGGTCGCAATGTCGTTCAGCCCCTCAAGCGAACGCCCCTGCCTTTCGGCGACTTCACCGGCTGCCCTGATCTTATTGCCTGCTTCCGTCCATGCGTCGGCATAGGAGGCGATCTGGCGAGTTCCAAGCCCACCAACGGCGATAGTCGCAGCCGACCGCGCAAGGCTCGCAAACGAGCTTTCAACGCCCTTGACGCTCTTGGCCATCCGGCCGGACTCGCGGTCAACCGTCGTCGCGGCAGTCCGAAATCCGGATGAGAACTTGGCGACATTCGTCGACAGGTCGATCGAGATGGAGCCGACGGTCGCGACCATCAGTGTTTTTCCTTCGATGGGGGAAGCGCCGCTGTCAGGAACTTGAACATGGCGTACTGATCCCTGACGTTCTGCGGTTTCGGCGCAGCAGTTTTCTTCTTCGCCTTAGCAAAGATGGCTTCTTCGTTCTTGGGGAGGTGCTTATGGTTCATCCGCTGGTAAACAGCGGTGCGATAAGCAAGGCGGGAGAGGTTTTCTTGATTGGCGTTGTAAGCCTGGATGACAGCGAACGCCGTCGATCGCCAGAAATCAGGCTCAGTCATTCCGGCACGAAAGGCATGGAACCGGAGAAACCCGGTCAGGCTTTCGTGCCCCTCGTAGGGTTTCCGGTGGACGCCTCGGCTTTCTTCTGGTCGGCCTGCGCCTTCCATGCCTCGCTGTCCATGCCGTAGCGAAACAGCGTGAATGCATCGAGGCATTTCTTGCCGATCACATCGAGCGGCAGCTCGGCGGGATAGTCGGGAACCGCCTTTACGACAGCACCAGAGCCATCCCTGAGCGAGACCGACAGGAAGGACCGGAGATACTTCGAGGAAAGCACGGCAAGCCCGATCTGGACTTTCTGAACGAAATCGAACTCGCCGTGCTCGGCCTCGAGCCGCGCCTGTCCGTCCATGTCTAGACGGATGGTGAAGCCTTCGCCGAATTCGCCGGCGTCAACTTCGCCGATGAATTTATTAGCCATTAGCTGGCACCCCATGTCGGGGAAGATGAGACACGGATGTTTCCGGAAACGGTCACCATCCCCTCGCTGGCGTTGACGGACACGCCCACGAACACGCCGGAGAAGGATGCGACACCTTTGGCAGTCGGAGCGCCGCTGCCGCCGTTATCTGCGCCACTGAAATCAGCCTTGAAGTTGGCGGAATCGCCGTCGGTGATCCGCGCGATCATCCCGGTCGAGTCATCGTGCGTCGGGTTGTCCGGATCGAAGTGACCTTCGAACGGAACCGTGACGCTCTTGAACCCCTGCTTGTATTCCCTGAACCCGTCAGTGGACAGGAGATGTGTCGCGTCGACCTCGTCGGCCTGCATTTCCAGACCAAAGGTCGTAAGATTGCCGATCGAGGTGAATGCCTCGGGGGAAGCGCCGTCGCCCATTTTCAGGGTGGCGCCAATACCAGTAAAGCCAGTTGTGGCTACCATTGTAGGGCTCCATTATGGATTGGTCGCCTTGCCCAAGGGCAGAAAAGGCAATCCCCTGGGATTGGGGAATTCAGCGCCAGCGGACGGAAAAGCCCATCACGCGGCGTTGTGTCGAGAGATCGTCGGCAAAGTCCGTGAAATCCGGCCCGTCCTTCTGGAACGATGCCTTAAGGGAACCCGACGTGTAGAGCAGATCGCGCAGCGCCACCTTGACGGCTTCGCCGAGCGCGTTCGCATCCTTGGCTTTCACCGCCACGCAATGAACCTGAACCACCGCCTGCGGATATTGCGATGCACCCTGCAGAAGGTATTCCTCGTCCTCTGACGTCATCGCGACCGCGATCGCCGGCAGTTGCGTCGATGGCGGCAGCGGGAACGGATAAACGCGAGTGCTGGTGATCACCGTCACGCCCGACTGTGCAAGCAACGCCTTGATCGTCAGATTAACGGCGCTCATTCAACAAGCCTCGCATGGATTTTCAGCCACTGCCGACGGCCGATCTCGCGCGGGCGGCCGATGATCTCGTAATTTTCGCCCTCGTAGACGACGCGATGCTCGGCGCTGACGTCGCTGCGCCAGCGGATCGTGAAATACAGACCCATCTCGGCATATTCGCGGGATGCCGCCTCGCCTTCGTCCGACTTGTGGAACTGCATCCACGCCCAGACCGTGGCATATGTCGCCCAGGTCTGGATTTCCTCGTTATTGTCGGGATCGTTGGTGATCGTTGCCGATTGCAACTCAATGCGCCGGTCGAGTTTCCCAGCCCCGAATTTTCGCTGGTCAAATCTTGTGACTCCGAGCATCCGTCATTTTCCCTTTGCCCGAAGCCGCGCCGCGCGCTTTTCCATCTCCGGGCCGATCTTCGCGCCGAACCGCTTCACGACCTGATCCCGCGTGGCGAAATAGGCCGGCGTCATGAATGGCCGCGGCCGCGTTCCCGGATGCATCACGCCGCGTTTCGGCTGGTAGTGCGGCGCCGTGCCGAACTCGACGAGGTGAGCGTATTTGACCGGGCGCCGGAACCCGTATTTCGTCCACCTTTCGACCGAAGCATCCGGGCCGACCTGGTGGACCGGAGCCAGTTTCGACGAGCGCGCCTTGCGCTTGATCACCAGGGAATTCGCCAGTGTCCCGGTGTCTTCGGTAATTGGCAGCGCAAGCACATTCGCCTTTGCCCGCTTGAGCGTCGGCTGCAGCGCAAAGCGTGAGGTGGCATTGAGAGGCACTGAAACCTGACGAGCCAATTCGCGCAGCGCGCGCGCCACCTCTCGATTGCCTTTGACCGCCATCAGATGCGCTCCGCCACCTTCACCAGATCGACGCCCATTGCCTTGGCGAACCGCTGCAATGCTTTCACAGCATCTTCCTCGAGATCGTGGATGTGGTTTGCCTTCCTGTCGCAGGCCACGTCATGCAGCGTCGGCGAGAAGCGCAGGCCGAGCCAAAAACTGATCAGACTGTGGGCAAGATCATGGCTGCGGTTCATTTCCTCGACTGTCATGCCGAGCGCGGCCGCCGTTTCGGCCTGTCCGTCCTGCTCATGATGGTCCGCGACCAGATAGCGCCCGTCGCCGAACGCCGTTAGCGTGCGTCCGTCCTCGATGGCGACAGTCACGTCCCCCAGCCTGGCGCGCATCAGATCCAGTGCTCCTTGATCCAAGCGACGTGCGGCAGTTGGTGCGGTTTCTCTTGGCCGTGGAAGTAGCAAATACGGGCATCCCCGATGCCGCTCTTCTTCACATGGCCCTTGTAGGAGATGACCTGGCCGGGGAAGAGATCATCGATGTAGCGATGCGGGAACTTCCGCACCCATTCCATGTCGTTCTCGCCTTTGTGCTGAGTGGCCACCCTGCGATGGCCGATCGGCACCAGCGCCACGCCGTTGCATGCCCGCCGGGGCGCATAAGGGTCGCGCGGCAGGGCGAAGCGGTCGGCCGTCAGGCAATAGTCGGCCAGGTGGTCGATGTTGCCCGTCACGATCGTGTCGAGCCCCACCAAGATCATCGGCACCCCGAGCCGGTATGGCTCAATGCAGGTCGCGTAACTCGGCTTGGGATCGCGCAGCGCGTGCTGTTCGATATCTGGCTCGGCGAAGGTGTAGAGCCGATCGACGAAGCAGACGAAGCGGAACGGCAGCGTCAGGTTGCGCCGGAACCCGCGATAGAGCTTTTCGACCCATGCCTCCGAATAGCAACGCGAGAAGTCCCGAGACGCGGCGTTCGGCTGCCAGAAGAGCGTGGCGACGGTCAGCAATGAGCCCACCGCATCCGCTTCGCGTTCCTGTTCACCGGAACGGGCGCCAGCCAGCCATTGCGCCGCCACAGGAAGCCGTCAGGGACATTCCGGTCCACAACTGCCCCGGCGGCGACAATCGCGCCCACACCTATGCGCACGCCTGGCAGAACAACCGCCAAAGCCCCTATTGTCGCCCCGTCTCCGACAATCACCGCGAAATGCTCGCCGCTGCGGAGTTTCTCGTCGTCGTAGCCGTCCTTTGTCGACGAAGGCCACATATCGTTGGCGAGACAGCAGTTCGGGCCGAGGAACACGTCGTTGCCGACAGCGAACCCTGCCCCTGCCCTCACGCCGCCACTGACCACAACGCGGTCGCCATAGACCGAGCCGTCCAGCATCGCGCCAGGCGAGACCGAACAATCCCGGCCCATCACCGTGCCGCGCGTCACGCTGGCGAACTGCCAGATGCGCGTTCCCGGCCCCAGCACCACGTCAGGGTCGACGTGCGCGAGATGGTGGATCACCGGAATATCCGCCTGTTGCCGGCCATCCGGCGCAGCAGATCGTCGCTCATCGGCTCGTCGCGGTCATGAAGCCAGCCGACCATCGCCGTGATGACGCCTTGGTCCTGCTCCACCGGATCCAGTTCCGGGTCGTCGCTCGAACCGCTCACCCCCGGTTCGTCGTAGCCAGCCACGAAGCGTAAGCGCACTGGATTGGGCCGGTCTGACAGCGCAGGCGACGAGAAAGCGTCGGTGTAGCCAATTTCAACGCCTTCGTCTGTGTCCGCTCGGTACCAATCGGCAGCGTCGAGCACCTGCTCAACGTGGTCCACGTCGAGATAGGCAACTTCGGTGATCTCGCGGATCGGCCAGGTTGGAATGATCTGCGGATAATACCAACCGCTCGTGCGCCATTCTAACTCGGTCGGCAGCATGATCCGGCCGGTGAAATCCTCGTAGCGCGTTGTTTCCGAGCGGATGAGGCGGGTCAGCTTGTTGTCATCGGCGCTCGTCGAGACACGCAGAGCCTCTTTCACGTCAGCCAGAGGCACGGCGAGGCCGGAAGGCGTCGAGAGCCTAATCAACATCCATCGCCTCCTGCAGGCTCATTTTCGGATAGTTCTGCAGCGCCGAGATCGGGCTGACGTTGATCACTTTGATACCGAGAGCGGCGATAACCTCGGCCGCCGCGTCGACGCAGCGGCGCCAGCGATCGACATTCCGGTCGCTGGGATTGTTCAATCCGCTCGGATGCCGACCATGCCAGTGAAGTCCATGCGCCAGCGTCATGTCGAACCCGACGAGGATGATTTTCACCGGCATCATCTGCACCGCAAGATTTAGGCAGTGGAAGCCGCTATTACCCGCCCAGCCGACCGTCCCGAACTTCATCAGTTCGAGCCGGTCGTCGTTCTTGTTGATGCCGACCCGCTGAATGCCCCACGGACGTTCTGTGCATTTCCGGTCGACGGACAGCTTCAGGCCGGCAAACTCCGGGACGCCCGCATATTGCTGCCACCAGGCGAAATCACAGGCATAGAGCGCGTCAGCCCAGGGAGCGAGCTGCCACGAATTGTTGATGACGATTACTCGAGCTCTGCCTTTGACTTGCCCGAGATCAGCTTCTTTGGCGCTCGGCCCCCCAGCGACGATGACAATATTCTCTTGTCTCCAGTCCGGCCACCATCCGGGGACGCCTTGGAAGGGTTTACGCCTGCCTTCTTGGCGGCCTCCTTGTCGCCGGACTGCACCGGGACGAACAGACCGCGCTTTACAAGCTGCTGCGCCTTGCCGTCGGCGATGTCGACGAACAGACCGCGCCGCACGCTGCCATAGTCGCCGTGCGCTCCTCTTACCGCCTTGATTTTCATGGGTGCTCTCCATCGGTTCATCGAACGGGCGACCGAAGCCGCCCGTCTGGAGGAGCCGATCTCAGCCAGAAACGTTGCCGAAGTCGCCGGTCACGAGAGCGCCGGGGCGCTTCACGGCCAGGGCGAGACGCTTTTCAGCGCGCACCGTCAGCATGTTCTTGATGAAGTTGTCGCGATCTTCCGAGGAGATCAGGACTTCCGCATCCATGCGGTCATAGATGGTCGCGGCCATGCGGAAGGCGCCGACGAGGAATTCGTCTTCGTCCATCGCCTGCGTTTCGAGCAGCGGCCGGCCCCACAGGCCCGGAGCGTTGGTGCCGCGCGGATTTGCCCAAAGATAGCGGTTCTCGCCATCCTTGAGCAGTTCGATGCGGGTCCAGTCGCTCGGATGAAGGACGATGCCGTCGGCCGGATATTCCGCAAGCGAAGCCTGCAGAATCGCCAGCCGCAGCACGTCGATCATCGTCTCGCCGGTCATGGCGATCGGCGCGGAATACGCCGTCGCGGCCGGGACAAGACCTTCCAGGTGCTCGCCGGTGCCGTCGCCCTTCAGGACTTCGAGCTCTTCCGCATAGTCGAGACCGTAACGGAGTTCGCCGTCGATTTCCGTCTGGAGCTGGGCCGCATCGTCCATCGCCTGACGGGACACATGCACCCAATGCGCGATCGTGCGCACCGGAGCGTCTGCGCGCTCGTAGGTGTAGTTCGATTCTGGCTTCTGCGCGCCCTCGGAAACAACCGCCGCATTATTGGTGCGGGCGAGCTGCCTGACGTACTCGATCAGATTCGAGGTCGTGCGACCGGCAGGGATCAGGTTGCGAATCGTCATCTGCCGGCGCGGTAGCCCGACGATCTCCCGCTCCTGCTGGGTCCAGATCAGGCTGCCGGCCGAGCCGTCGACAGAGGTGATGGCCTGGTTGACGCTGATGCGCAGCGTACCGCGGGCACCGGCCTTGGCGAACGCTTTCAGTTCGTCAGTTTCGGTGACCTGGGCGCCGAACGATTTCACCTCCTTGTCGCCGCCGCTGCGCCGCGAAGCCAGCTTTTGCTCCAGATCCTGGTTGCGCGTTTCAAGCGCCTCCAGTTTCTCCGTGAGCTTCTGCTGCGCATCGGAAAGCTTGGTCTGAGTGGCGAGGAGTTCGTCGGCCTTGGCCTTCACCTCGTCGGTGGCCTTGCCCGTATCCTTCGACTGCTGAAGCGCCTGCTCGGCGGTCTTCTTCACGTCGTCACTGATGCGGGTGAGTTCGGACTTCACGTCCTTCAGAAGAGCCTCGATCTTGCCATGGTCGACGCCGCTTTCGTTGCGCACCGCACCGATTACGGCAGACGGACGCGCAGCCATCAGGGCCGCCAGCGATACTGACGGCTTGAAGTGCTTGGTCATTGGAATGTCTCCTAAATTGACCGGATTGTGGAAAGGAGGCTTTCGACCTCCGCGATGACGGCAGCGTCCTGCATGCCGGTTGAGGCAGCGCCTGGCATGCCTCCTTTCAGAGCATTGACGAGTTCTCGCCGCTCCGATCTCGTGACGCCGGCTCTTGCGAGCAGCGCGTCGATCTTATGTGCGGCCGCCACTGGGCGGCTCTCCGCTGCATTCTTAGCCTTGGTCGACACCTCGTCGGAATCCAGCAGGCTATCGGCGAATCCCTTGTCGACGGCATCGGATCCGCCGATCCACGTCTCGCGATCGAGCATCTTGCCTAGCTCGGTTTCCTTCATGCCGGTACGGGCGGCATAGATGTCGACGGCAGCCTGATCGAATGGCTCCAGCCAATCCGCCACGTCGCGCAGCTGGTGACGGTCGCCCATCGCAATGACCCAGGTATTGTGGATCATAAGGAAGCCGGCGCGGGCGATCTGGATTTCGTCTCCGGCCATGGCGATGATCGAAGCCGCCGAAGCGGCAATTCCAAGAACCTTGACTGTCACCTTGGCCGGGTGCTCACGAAGTGTGTTGTAGATCGCCAGGCCTTCGAAATAGTCACCGCCCGGCGAGTTGATGTTGACAGTCACGTCCTTCTTGCCGATCGCCCGCAGCGCGGCAGAAACCCGCTTGGCGGTCACTCCCTCGCCGAACCAGTCGGCGCCGATCACGTCGAGGACGGAGATCGTGTTCTCCTCATCCTTTTCGGCGGCTGCGTGCACATCGGCATTCCAGCGGTCGAGCGCCGACGGCATGATCTCGGTGCGCATGCCGGGACGGGCCGCGATCTGGGCGGCGGGGAGTTTACGCTTGCTCATCGCGGTTTCCTTCGTTTCCGATGCCAAGCCAGGCCATCATCGCGGCCCGGACCTGGTTGCCGTCGCCGGCGGCGTCGCCAAGCTTGTCGAGCGGGGCGAGATTGGTCTGTGCGGTCAGCTGATCGGCGCCTGGACGGTTCGGCAGGTTCAACTTGGCTCGGCCTTCGTTCCGATCCATGAGACCGTTCTGCACCATGCTCGATAGGAAGTTCGCCTTGGCTTTCGAATCCATCTGGAGCAGCGCTTCACGGTTGAATTCGGCGTAACGCCGCTTCTTCCCGGTCGGCCGGATCAGCTGCTTCTGGATCCTCGCCTCGATGCGGTCGCAGATCGGGTCGATGCCGAGCGTCAGCCAAGCGATCAGGATCGCCTCGACGCCAGTGCCCCACATCGTCTGGCCTTGGGCCGCGTGGCCGATGATGATCGGCGGAACGCCGAACCAGCGGCATATTTCCTCTACGTCGAAACGCCGGGTCTCCAGCATTTGTGCATCTTCCGGGTTGAGCGAGACGTTCTGCCATTTCACGCCCGCCTCTAGGATGCCGACGCCGCCCGCTTGGCTGCTGCCCTGAAGTGGCTCCACGAGCGCCTTGTGCGCCTGCTTCCGCTGATCTTCCCTCAACACCTGGTCGAACAGGAAAAAGCCCGTCGGGCGCATACCATTTGCAAAGGTCTTCGCAGCCGCTTCCTGGGAGGCCATGGCCGCGCCGAGCGAGTGTACGCCGGCGGCTATCGGCGACAAACCTTCGTCGGCATTCTTCAGCCCCTGCCCGAAACCCTTGATGTGGAACACCTTGTCGCGCGGCAGTTCTTCGGTTTTACCGCGGTCAGTGACCTTATAGATCAGCTCGCCATCGTTCTTGCGCCATGGCTTGCAATGCGTGCTCATCAGCGGCTGGAGAGCCGAGAGCGTGCGGCCGGTATAAACCTTCTCCGAATACGCGTTGCCGCTGGTCATCAGCCAGGCGACCGTGCCTTCCCAATATTCAAGCGGCGTCTGATCCTCGTTTGGGCTGCCGAAGATGACGTCTGCGATATCGTCGTCTTCAACCTTCACTCGGCTGTCGTCGGCCTTTTTCTCGTACATCGCGCCAGGCAATGAGGAGACCGCCTGCGCAGAGAGCTTGATGCAAGACCAGGCAGCCGAAAGCTGCATCGAGCTCTCGATCGACACCGTCTTGCCGGAATTGCTCTCGCGGCCGAAATAGCTCGACCAGCTGTTCCCATCAGTCAGCCGAAGCCGGCGTTCCTTCGCGATCTCGTCGGAGATGGCGTTGAACAGCTTGAACGGCGCCGCCGCCGCCTTGACCAGGAAACCCATCAGCGCATCGCCATGACTGGAGCCGAGAGAAAGTCGTCGAGGTTCATGGAAGACGCCTCCGGATTCCAGCTCATCAGGATCGCCGCGCATAGAGTGGCGATCAGCGGATCAATCTTGGCGCGGCCTGACACCTGTTTGGTGATCATGTTGCCGTTGCCCTTCACTTCGACCTTGGCGTTTCCGACCACCCAGTTCATCAAATCCAAGCCGGAATGGATGGCCGTATCGTCGCTGAGCTTTCGCTCAAGGCCCCAAAGTGCTGGCGAAAGGGCAGGCCCCTGACGGAGACGACGCAGCATTTCGTCGGGAATGCCGCGGCCGACGATCTCTTCGATGATCGTCGCGATATTGTTCGGATCGAGCCCGATCGCGTCTTTCTCCGGCAGCAGGCCCGCCTCCCAAAGGCGGACGATGACATCAACGAGCAGAACGACGTCGTTCGGCACTTCGGAGAAGGTGAGCGACCCTTCCTCTTCAAAGCCGAGTAGGGTTGAGGCGATTTCCTTCCGACGCTCCAAAACGACCGGATTTGCAAACGCATGATTCCAGATCAGCCAGCGCCGCGTCTCTTTCTCGCGGCCGATCACCGAAACGCCGAGAAGATCGTCAAGCCCGCCGCCATCTATACCGACGGTAGCGACCTCGCTGCGCCGGATAAGTTCGTCCAGCGTCAATCGCACGTCGCCGCGGTGCGGCCAGTAATCGGCTCCTCGCCAGCCATCATCAGGCGTGCCGACGCCGATCTCGATGTTTAGGTGCTGGCTTGCCCAGACCCTGATTGCGTGATCGCCCTTGGTCCGCTCCGACAGCCAGTCGGCGTAAAGGCTTTCCAGATGGACAGACTTGCCGAGGTTCGGCATGACCATCGGCCAGTTTTCCGGATCCTGCCACTGCTCCGGATCCGACGCGATCTCCGGCGGAAACTCGTACAGGATCGGCAGCATCGGCCGGATGGTCTTGCCGCGGAACTCTCCGTCGCGGATTTTTCTGGCGTAGCGCAGCTCGTCCTTGAAAGCCCCAGTCGGGATCTCGTCGCTCTGCGTTGTCGTGATCAGCAGCAGGCCTTCGGGCGTCTTCTCCAGGCCGCCCCTGATCTGCCGCAGCACCTTGGTCGTGTGCGGGCTGCGGCCGAGAAGATGGATCTCGTCGAGCAGGGCAAAGAATAGGATCGACCCGGTCAGGATGTTCACATCGAAGGTCTTAACCTTCAACTCGGATTTGTTGAGCAGGTCCTCGATCGTCTTGATGTGGTCGCGAGGACGAAAGCGGCGCTTCAGGTCCGCCGATTCTTCGATCATGCCGACCGCCTGCTCATAGGCGCGGTCGGAAACCGCTTGTGTTGGGCCGATCAGCAGCGCTTCCGCTCGCGGGCGCTGGTTCATCAGCATCGCCGTGACGCCGAGACCGGCGCTGTAGCTGGTCTTCGACGATCCTTTCGGCACCATCGCGAAGATGTCGCGGATGTGCCGAACTCGATTGACCGGATCCCACGATCCGAATGATGCCCGCACGATGTCGCGGAACCACTGGCCGGCTGCATGCCGCATCTTCGGCGTGCCAGGCACGTCGGGCAGCTGCAGTTCGTCGAAGAACTGGAGACCCATCTGGGCCTCTTCCTCCAACAACGGCATGTCCGGGAGCAGCGAACGCCCCTGGCGGATTCTGTCCTGCCAATCGAGACAACTCAAATCCCACATGGATCAGTTGATCTGCTGGCCCTGCCGGCGCGCCATCAGCTCGCCCAGCGGCGTGCCGATATCCGGCTCATGCGCCGCCTGACGCTCGGCGTCCTTCTTGCCGATCTTCAGTGCCTTGGCCGGCTTTGGCAGCGACGCCGGCGCGGCAGTCTGGCCATAGAGCATCAGGTCGTTCCGCTCGAGCAGCTTCCTGAATTCCCGAATGGCGCCGACGTTGCCTTCCTGGACACCGTCCCAAAGCTTCATCGCCACCGCGGCGTCGAGCCGGTCGCGGGCGACGGCCCGGTAGCGCAGCTCGGAAAAATAATGCTTGCGCAGCGTTGGCATCGTGATGAACAGCGACGCCGCGATCCGCTTGTTGCTCCAGCCCAGCGCCAGCAACATGCTGACTTTGTTGCGGTTTTG